TAGCGCTTAAGTGGCTATCGAAACTTGAGCCTTGGATTCATCTACTTTATTAAGACGAGTAGATTCTTCAAACTCTTTGGCAATGATTTCTTTAACAATTCCCTGAATTTTTTTGTCAATGTAGGACATATTTATACTATATTTGCCCTCCTTCAGGTGCTCCTGTTGCCACTCTAACTCCAAGGACCGTTTTGTATTGTATAGTTCTTGTGTCATCTATAACCTCCTCATAGGTTATTCTTCGGGTGTTTCTAAACATTCCCGTTGATTCCCATTTTATACTTTTTTCTCCCAGCTTGTCAAGGATTGATTTTTCAACGGAAAGAGCATTATCCTCCGCTAAAATTTCAAATTTAGCGTGATAATCGTATGCCCAGATATTTATGAGGAATTTTTTCATATAACTTTCTTTATAACATAAAAAAAGGGGCAGTCAAACCGCCCCTTTTAATTTTTTAAGTGTTATTATGCACCTGCGTTGCCGTATACTCCACGCCAGTCAGACCAGCCGAAGCTGTATCTTTCTCTTGCTTTGTATCTAACATTGCCAGTATCGAAGTCGCCTTCCATAGCTGTTTTTAATGGTGCTCTAACAAAGTGCTTCATTCCATTTGGAACATCAGTTTTGATAAACCAAGCATCTGTATCAGCTAAGTAATGATTAACCACAAAACCTTGTGGAACCATTCCCATGCTTTTAAGTGCATTGATATCGTTATCAGCTGTACCAGTTCTACCTTGAGATTTCATTATTCTCTCAGCAGTGAATTGCAATTCTTTAGGGATGACCATTTTCATTCCTTGAGCTGCAATTTTTAATCCTCTTTCATCTTGTAAAGAAGCGATGTCAATTAAAGCTTGCTCTAAAGATACTTCAGATAAATCTGCATTTGTAGTTGGTATGTTTGTCTGATTACCGTTAAGTGTAGGATGAGCGTTACCACATAATGATTCACCGTCACCTCCGTCATAGCCGGAAGTTGCGAATGCATTGTTAAGTACTGCTGCACCTTTCACTTGTTTTGATGTTGCCATTGAACGTGCTAAAGCTTTTGTATATCTAGAAGAGATTCTGTCGTAGAGATTATCTTCAACAGCTTCTTCTGTCAATGCGAATGCTAATGCTACTGTTTCGTGAGTGTATCTAGCAGTGTATGTTTCCTGTGCATCGTCGTATTGAACGCCGCTACCTTCAGGTTTAACATCTGCTGTACCGAAACCAGATAACATTACTTCTTCTTCAAAAGCTCTATCAGATGATTCGTTGTCGAATATCTGACTTGCTTCGTTTTCATAACGTTTGTACTCCAGGCCAAATAGTGCATTCAAACCTGGTTCTAGTTCTTTAACTAGCTGTGCTCGTGATATTGCCATGTTCTATGCTCCTATACTCCCGCAACAAGCTGAGAATATTTACAGTTTTGCATAACTATAATATTCGCATAAGCTGCCGCGAAGTCGTTGTTATCAGGATCTTCTGCTGTACGTAAGATTCTCCAGTTTTTAGCTGTTGCTAATATAGTTGCATAGTCTGCAGTTATATTTGATCTGCCAGCGGTACTAGTACCGGAAGCAGTTGTAGCTATTGCTAAGCCTGAAATACCCGCTATTCCGGCTATACTTGATACAGCCAGAGCTGCGCTAAGCGCGATCTGATATTCCTGGAATGGGTTGTCGTTGACGAAAGCAGTAATGTTTTCGCTATTTGCTGGTGTAATTGTACCTGGATAGTCATTGCTCCAAGTTGGTTTTTTCGTAGTTGCTGCGTTGTAGAAGCAACCATTTAAAACTCCAAGAAGATTACCTGTAGTACCTGCTGCTGCAGTTTTAAGATAACCACCAGTGCCTACTACTGTATCACAGATTAGTAGAACTGGTTCACCATTATAAATAGCTGTAGCATCACCTGCTTCGATAGTGTATTTAGACTGTCCTGAAGTAGCTGGAGTATTTCCCAGCGTATTTACAGGTTTAAGTCCATATCCACCAGCTTGTCTATTTGCCATAGTATTTACCTATTCCTAGTTGTTCACATTTTTACATATGAACTGGGTTAATAAAAATTCGGAAAGTTTTAAAAAGAATTATTCTTTTTTGCCACCGCCGAAACTATACGTAGTACGCCTTTGAGTGCTCATTGGCATACTTGGATGTTGATCCTTCAGAGGCTCGTTGTCAACAGCTTCCTGTTTATCCTGCGTGATCTTTTTAAAATAAGCGTCACGTTGTTTCGCGAGTTCTTCTGGTATTCTAGCCAACACTAGACCACCTACTCCGATAGTACCTTTATATCTACCTGTTTCAACTGCGGGGAAGTTCATGTCAGGGTAACTATCAGCTCTTACGAGTTCGTATCCCTGTCTTAACTTGGCCGTGATGTTTTTTGTATCATCTTGGCCCATCGTTTCAAAACGAATCCAACGCTGTCGATAACCGTCTGGACATTTAGGTGCATCTAAGTGAGATGAGTTCACCCAAACTTTTGGTCTTTCAGATTTTGACCTAGCTTGGTGAGCAAGAGGAGTTTTTTTGTCTTCTTTTGTCATGCTATACCTCCTTCATGGTTAATTGTTTCGCATAATCTTCGAGTGGCACGTTTAGCTTTTTAGCTATTGCTACCTGCGAAGGCGTGAGCTTCACAGTTCTGCGGCCTGGTTTTATGCTTCTTTGAGCTGATTGGTCCGCCGAAGCAACGATCTGAGTCGATCTAGCCGTATTTACATTACCACCTCTAGCAAATTTATGGGGAAAGTCAACCTTTATTCTTTTATTTATTTCCTCATAATATTCGTCTGATTTAGGGTCAAAACCTTCTTTTTCCACAAGATCTTTATGAATCTCGAAAGCAGTGAACGTCATGGCTCTATCTTTACCAAACCATTCATTCTTGTCTGCCCAAGCTTCAGCTTGCGGATCAGGTGTTCCCCGTGCCGCTTGTTGTCTTGGAAGTTGTGAAGGTGTTTCCCTGTATCTAAGATGATCCTGCTCCTCAGGAGTCTTAGGTTTTAGATCTGCACGATATTTTTCAGCGGCGCCAAGTCTTGCTTCTTCTATAGATAACGCAGCGATTTTCTTATTTGCTAAAACTTGTTTAGCAGCATCGCCAGTTTCTATAGCTTGACCTAATTCTTCTTGTGCTGATTTTAATTGTTCAGATACTTTATCTGAGAAAGCTTTGTCATATTTCTCTTCGGTAGTTCTAAACTTGTCCTGGATAACTTCCATTTCACGTTTAGTACCTTGAGCATAATCAAGCGCAGCTTTTTCTCTACGCTCAGCTTCTCTCATTTTTCGAGTTAGTTTACTGATTCTTTTTTGAACTGTATCACTATACTCTTCTAACTGTGTGTCTTCCTTCTTCTCTGGTTCTTGTTCCGTTGTTACTGTTTCTGCTGGTACTTCTTCTACTTTTATTGGTTCTTCTGTCGGTTCTATTGTAACTTCTTCCTTAGGTGCATCTGGTTGTACCACTTCTTCTGGTAATTCAACCTCGGCTCCTGGACCTGAAGTATCAAGAGGAACACTCTTGTTTTCTTTTGTTTCTACAACTTCTGATTTATCTTTATCGTCAGGCATAGTTTTTTCCTCCTATGTTAAAACTCATGGACAATGTCCTCTGGGTCTTTTATGGTTGCGATGATTTCATCATCGTTGAGTAATCTTACTTCTCCACCTTCTATTTTAAACCGAGATCCTGCATATCTAGCGAAGATTACCCAATCGCCTTTTTTGCACCACGAACCATCGGGAAATTTTTCTTTATCCCTATAACAGTCGGGACCCATTGCTAATACAGTTCCACATACCGTAGCAAGTTGTTGTCTTTCTACTTGTTCATCGGAATATAAAATTCCACCTTTAGTTTTTTTCTTTCCTTTAAAAGGAAGTACTAAAATTCTCCAACCAGTTGGTACTGGAAGTTTTGAAGATTCTTCTGTGTATTTATCTAATAATGCTGATTTATTTTTTGGTGGGTCTATCGGTGATGTCGATGACGTTTCCTGTGTGTTTTTCATATTGCTCCTTTTTTTCAAGCAGGTTGGATATTTCCTGTAAAATTGCTTCGTAAGCGTTTATTTGTCCTAACATATACTTGTAAGATTCAAAATTGTCAACCCCTGCACCCGAAGTAAGTGCAAGTGTTATTGCAGCTAGAGTATTCTTAATCTGTCTTTTTAATTTTAATATTTCTTCCACTATGACTTTTTATTGTCTGCAGCTATCTTTTTAAAAGTTTTAGCTAATGCTTTAGCACGTCCAGTACAACCTGGTTTCGTGATTGGGGTACATTTTCCTTTTGTACCTCTTTTTTTTATAGATGCTGCTGCATCTGAAATCCAGTCTTTTTTACCGCCTCCAGCTTTAGCATTCATTCTATTGATAGGAATTCCACCACTTGGATAATAGTCCTTATTAGCAGAAAAATATTTAGGCATAGCTTTAGCGCTATTGTCTTGATATCCACTAGTAGAACCACCATGTTTATAGTTAGCTCTCTTGCTTCTTCCTTTAATTTCTATTCCAGGCACTAGGATTTATCCATAGTAGACACAGCAGAATAAGCTCTGTTACCAGAAGCTTTTTCCATACCCTTAGACTCATCTCTTCGAGCCTTAAAGCTTTGAGATTTTTTACCATCTCTTGCGCCTAATGATTCATCCAGTCTGTCGTTGTAACCTTGAGATTTTCCAGATTTACTTGCATATGGAAATCTAACGTCACTTCTTACGCCGTTCTGTCTCATTTTTTTCCTCCGTTAATTAACTTGTCCAGCCACCAGCAGGTCTTCCTGCTCT